AATGGAACGTGAATTAAGAAATCACTCCCGTTGAAGAATGTCAAATCGTTTTTCAATTCAAGACACCCCTGAACCATCTTCAAGAATAATTTGAATTGGATTGCATCCACAAATGTTTCGTTTAACAGTTTCCCAAACTTCTCGTTCTCAATTTTGATTATGTAATTTGATGTAGTCATATGTTTTATTTTTTACAAAGATAATACTTTTTTTTATTATACCAAACTTTTTTATTTTTTTACACTATAATTATAAAACCCTTTTTGAAAATTTCCAATAGGGTGTGTTGAATATACACAAGCATAAACTACTCTGATATTGTTCGATGTGTTTAAAGTTGAACCGTGTATTGTATTCCCTTCTATTGCTATAATATCACCTGCCTTTGCAGTTATAGTTTCCCACTCATTAGTTTTATTATTTAAACAACTAATTGGCCCCGATTCAATTGGCATATCGGTTAATATTTGACAAAAGTTTATTGTTTTAAATTCACCACGTAAAGCAGCTTCAGGATTAATCCCATATTGATTATCAAAATGTGGCTCAAATGCAAATACTTCATTAGATAATTTAACAACAACTTGGTCATTAAACAAATAGGGTTCTTCAACTTCCAAATACTTCTTAGCCAATTCAATCATAGTATCCGAAGTATATTGTGGATATAGTCTTTCATCAAGTGTTGAAGCCATTTCCAAACCCTTCCAAAAATATCCGGAACCGTTTTCTCTAGATTGACCTTCAAATTCCGCATATTTTATTTTAAGTTCTATAGCCAAATTACGATTTATCTCAAGTTCTTCTGATTTAATCACATTTTTTAAATGTATAAAACCTTTTTCTTTAAATTCAAATAGTTGTTCATCCATATTTTTTTAATTTACATCTTAATTCCCGACAAAGATAATACTATTTTTGTTATAAACAAAAAAAACCTCAACAAAATTTACTCTGTTGAGGTTTAATAAAGTCCAACCATAAAGAAAGGGGTTGTTGGCTTGTGAGATTATAAATATACAATAAAATTAGAAAAATCAATCTTTCTTTAAGATTCTTGTAATTAATTTACATAATTGGTCATTTTCATCATCAAATGGTAGATTTTTAAGGTCAAAGTACCCACATTCTGTGTGTTCCTCACCATCTTTAGCGTTTTCCAAGTCCGGATTTATCTTCTTATCAGTCTCCATCATAAAGACATACATTAATCCTTTAACCTCTGAACCATCACGATTGTATCTCTTAACAAATCCAACTAATTTTAAATCATTATCTAAAGTATAATTTGTTTCTTCGTTAAATTCACGTTCAATACCGTCCATTGGATGTTCATCTTTCTCTAAATTACCACCAGGTATACTCCATTGTCCGGGTAAACTACCTGCAGCATTTCTTTTACATAGTAATACCTCATCACCACATTTGACAATTACACCGGAATATCGTTTTACCTCTTTCATTTTATATTTTTTTGTGTATTTATAAGTATATGGAATTAATTATAAACAAAAATAAATTTAAAGTCAAAACTGTTATATCATCAAAAGACACTAGTCGTGGTATGATGAACAAACAATTTGACGACACCTTTAATGGTATGTTATTTATAATGTCTGAAGGTGAACATTGTTTTTGGATGAAAAATTGTATAATACCTTTAGATATTATTTTCATTGACAATGACACCATTACTGAAATCCATTCTAATTGTCCTCCTTGTAAAACTAAAGATTGTGAAAACTATTGTGGTGAAGGAGATATGATACTTGAACTACAAGGTGGTACCTGTAAAACTTTAGGAATTAAAATTGGAGACAAAATCAATCATTACGATTGATTTATCTTTTCCTGTAATAATTTCACAAATTCATTCTGAATCATTTTGGTAAACTTAATATAAGGAGCGTCTTCCGATTCTCTATTATACCCACCTGTTCCTTTTGGTGGACGAGTATTTCTACCCATAAAATTTAACCCTGATATGTTTGTAATACATTTGTGTCCTCCACTATTTGCTTGAATAAAATCCCAAGCATTTACTGTAATATCATCCAACATTTGTCTATGTTCTTCCGGTAATTCAGAAAAAGGAATTTCCATCATTTCACCAATATGTGTTAATTTTTCTCTACCATTATCCATAGTTTTAAACTCTTTACCATATAACGCAACAAAATCTTTAAAAGTAAATCCTGTTGATTCTGCATTAAAATCTTTTGACGATTCCGATATCCATTTAATTGTTGATAAAGGAATCTCTCGTTGTTTTAATTGGTCTTCCCATTTTGATAAAACCTCTTGAGCTATCTCACCTAAATTAACACCTTTTAATTGACGTTCTCCTTTGAATGGATTACAAGACGCTTGAACCAACCCTAACGGCCAAGCAATAACAATAAAGTCTGCTTCAGGATTATTTTTAAATGGTGTATATCTATCATAAGAACCTGGTTTAAACATTGAACCACCTCCGTATTGAACAATAACATTACCTAATACATTAACATTAGGATTAGTTTGCATTGATTTGACGTAATCCTCTTTGTTTTTTTCAAGTTCATCGGGTTTAGCATAACCTTTTTCAACCATTATTCGTTTAATGGTTTGAAGTATATTCAATAAAGATGGAGTACATTCCATAACTAATGTCTCCAAAAATCCCGGTTTGTTTTTAAATGCTAATAATAGTTTGTTTGCAACTAATCCCATTAACATTTTGTTTTTTTCTAATGATTTATTCTTATCTAATTTAAATAGATAAGAAATTACTTGGTCCACACTGATTTCATTAGATGCGTAATTAGCAGAATCTACGGTAGAAATTAATAATATATCCGAAGATGGAAATAATTCTTTTGGAGAAACTACTTGAGAAATTGTTTCTACATTTGAACGAGAACTTCTAAACGATGTTGATTTAGTCTCATCAGCCCCCGCTTGTCTATCATGATGGTCTGTGTGAATTACAAACATTGGTTTACCATGAGCAAAATCAACTAATACTGGCATCACATCACCGGTAGCATCATTCTTTTTAACGGCAAATTCTTTATCACCATATTGAATGATATGAGCCCCAACTACTTTAATACCATTGTTTTCAAGGTATTCTTTCATAGCAATAGCGGTTGTTACACCATCTAAATCTTGATGAAAATATATTTCTGCTTTAGGATATCTTTTTGCGAGAGAATTAATATCCCTTAAACCACTTTCTTTTATTAGTTTTTTCATATTACATTGAAGGTACCATCAAAATTGCTAGTACATCACCACTGTTCAATCCCTTATTTAATGCACAACTTTTATTAATTCTAATAAGGTCATCAACACTATCAACTATAGGGTGTTTTGAAACAATACCACTTAATGTATCACCTGATTTAACTTTATATAGTTTAACATTATAACCATAATTTGCTTGAAGTCGTTTGGGGTCTCCAAAACAATACTTACCTCCCATTTCAGGTTTAATTTTCTCCATTTGAGCACTAACCTCTTTTTGTTGGTTCATTTGCTCACTAACTAAACCATATTTAGAAAGGATATCGCCCTTTTCTTCTTCTGAAATTATAAATCTTTTTGCCATAATAAATTGTTTAGTTATAAATATACAGAAAATAAAAAAGAGGTTATAACACCTCTTCTTTTAATTCTAACTTTGTTTGTTTTCTTTCATCAATTAACACTTGAACTCTTTTTCTTGCAATCTCGGTGTAGTCCGGAGATAACTCAATCCCAATCCATCGTCTATCTAATAACTCAGCTGCGAATGCTGACGTTCCACTTCCCATAAAGGGGTCAAGTACAATATCATTCTTATATGTTAATATTTTAATTGCTTTTGCCGGAATATCCATACTAAATGTGGCTTTAGTTAATGATTTTGTATCTGAAAAATATTCCCATCTTGCAAAAACCAAATTCATAAACTCTTTCTTATCCTCATCTTTATAAACCATCTTGTTTTTAATTCTCCCATCCTCTTGAATAACTTTAGTTGGTTCTCCCTTCCATTGTGACTCACCTTTGGTTAATTTCTTACTAGTCTTCTTATAAGCTAAAATAATACACTCTTTTGGATTGTATAAATAAGGTGATGATGCCGACATCCAAGAACCCCAAGCAGTTTGTCTTACTCTGTGTGGGCTATCCTCGTTTAAGTCAATCATCCCATAAAATTTAAAACCAACTTCTTTCATCTTCATCCAAAATTCAGCGTTGAATAATATTCTACCTCCTCTTTCTTGAACGTTAGTCTCGATTGGAACATTAACAGCAATTCTACCATCATCCTTTAATACTCTGTAAGTTTCGGATAACCATTTAGTTGTGAAATCCCAATACTCGTTCATAGGGATAGTATCGTCATAAACATCATATTTAACATTTACTCCATAGGGAGGAGATGTCACCACCATATCCACACATCCTTCCGGAAATGTCTTCATAACCTCAACACATTCACCTGTTATTATTTTTCCTGTCTCTATCATTTTATTATTTTACGTGGTATTCCCACTCGTTATCTTCATTTTTAATTGGTTCTAAACTTAAGTCTAAAAACACCACATTCTGTTCACCCGCATATAAACCTAATATATTGTAATCGTAAAACTCTTCCGCCTCACCCATTAGCATTAGGTCTCTTTCTTGTAGTATGCCTAATATTCTTTGTTTAGAATATAACATTTTTTTTCCCGGAGAACCAAAGTCCTCAACAATTCCAATAATAGCACTTTCTAAACCATCCAATAGAATCGCACCTTCCGCATATTGGTCAATATCAACTGTTACTTTATACATCTGTCTTATCTATTTTTATTGAAATGTTAATATATTTGGGTAATACCTTAGGTTTAACTTTAACATTTATAATGTCTTCGTCGTCTATTAATTCCTCCACTTTGAAATCATCAATTTCAAGTCCTATTATTGATTCAATATATTCTTTATTGATTTCCACTTTCTAATCTTTCAATTTTACGATTTAAATACCACAACGCTTTTTTCATATCCTGAAGTTCTTTGTCAGTACCTTTCTTACCCGCTCTTGCAACATACTTAACAACATTGAATATGTAAGCGTCTTTATCAAGACCCCAAGCCTCACACACTTTCACAACTTCATAAACATTATCTTTTCCCCCATAATGGTCCGGGTGATGCACCATTTCTTTATTATCACTCATAATTTTACTATATAATATTTCCCTAATTTAATACTTTTTACATACCCATTTCTAACTGAGAATAATGGTTTTGTTGTAACATTAACACCAATCCCGTTATTAAGT